GCCGCGGCACCGTGATGGAGAACGAGGCCTCGCCGACCTCTTGCTTGTGGCCCAACGGGCGGCCGGTGAGGTTCATAGTGGCGACGGCGGTCTTCTTGCCGAACGACACGTCCCAATCCACGCTCTTGATCTCGTAGTGGACCCCGTTGACGAACATGAAGACCTGGTCTGCGTACTGTGGCATCTCGTCTCTCCGTCAGCGATCGGTGCCGCCGACTCGTGGTCATCTCGTGAGGTCGATGCGTCCGGCCAGCACGTGCAGGCCATCGACGATGTCGGCCGGGATGACATAGTCGCAACGGTTCGGGTCGGAGCCGTTGACCTCGACCAGCACACCGTCGGCGTTGTCCTCGACGTTCTCGACGATCTCGGCCTGCTCCATGAGCTTGAGCAGTGCCAGGATGTCCTGGCGGATGGCAGCGCGGCGCGTCGCGGTGTTCTTGTCCCGCGGGTACTTGGTGGCGAGCATGTTGTTGACCTGCTCGCGGATGTAGAACAGCGTGCGAGCCACGGTCACGTCGAGCCAAGCATCGTCCGCGCCGCCGGCGTCGTTCTCGGTGTAGGTCGTGATGGCCCGGATGATCCGGACCTCCTCGCCCGCACCGCGCACCAGCGGCGTGACACCGGCCCACAGCAACGACTCGACCTCGGTGGATGTCGGGTCGTTCTGGCTGGCCCAGGGCGGCAGGATGCCGGTGGCCAGGTTGTTGTAGGGCAGCGACGGATCGGACTGCGACGCCAGCACCGCACCGTAGCGCGCGGCGATCTCCGGGTCCCACGTGGGGCTGTGACGAGCGTAGCCGTGCGACAGGAATCCGCACGTGGAGAAATTGGCCGCCAGCGTCGTGGCGTTGCTGATCGTCCCGTCGCTGTACCCGTACACGCCCACGGCGCCCAGGCTCTTGAGCGGATGCACCAGGTCGGTGAGGTGCGTCTCGAGGTCCCCGAGGTTCGTGGCGTCGGTGTGGCCAACGATGATGAAGTCGAAGTCCTCGAGAATGACGATGTCCAGGGCGTCCTGGAGATCCGGATCCGTGGCACCGGAGATCCCGGCTGCCACCGTGGCGCCGGCGCCCGTGCCCGAGGTGACCTCGATGTGCACGTCGATGTCGGTGCCCAGCGTGCCCTTGTTGCGGGCCGTCAGCGTCACCGTCGGGCTGGGCGGGGTGGGGTTGGTGCCCACCATGGGCAGATCCGGCGTCAGCGCGGCGGTGATGGCCGCAGCCAGCGCGGCGGCGATGTCGGTGGCCGCGTCGCCGGCGCTGTAGACGCAGTCCACTCGCTCACCGGCGATCCAGACCGAGATCACACCATCGCCCGTGGCCGGGCCGGTGACGGTGATCGTCTGGGTGGCGGCGACGCCGGCGCCGTCGTCATCCAGCGCCAGGCCGAAGGCGTACAGGTAGGGGTTGGCGTCGAAGGCCGCCTCGAACATCCGGGCCAGCATCGAACCGGCGCCGAAGTACGAACTGGCGTTGTCCGCCCCGGTTACCTCGACCAGGTCGAGCGCTGCCTTGACCCCTGCGGTCAAGCGCTGGCCGATCACCAGCACGCGAATCGGATCGGCGCTCAGGCCACGGTTCGCGATGACCGGATTGATCTCGGTGTAGCGGCCCGGTGTTCGCCGGGCGGTCGGCATCTGCTTGAACGTGATGGTCATCGATCAGCCCTTCCCCTGGCTCTTGCTCTCGGGTTTCGGTTCCTTGACCTCCCGGAGCTCTCCATCGGCGATGCGGCGGCGGATGTACTGCGTCAGCTTGACCCGCTGCGGGCTGTCAGCGGAGTAGCGGGCGCGGCGGCCATGTTCGACCGGGACGACGAGCCCCGGCGCGGCAATCACCCACACGTACTGGTCCTGTCTCATGTGTGCTCCGTCTCGGTCTCGAGCTCGGCGGCGCCGTCCGCGCCGGCCTCACTCTGAATGGTTCCTCGGCTGGTCTCGTGGTCCACGGCGGCCGGCTCGATATCCGGTCTGGCACCGGTCCACTTGGCGAACCAGTCGTAGCGGTAGACGCTCGCGCGCAGCTTGACGGCCATCTCCGGGGCCACGATCGAATGGAACCCCAGCGGCCTCAGTGGCTGCATCTCCAGGTCCAGGTCGTGGCCGCCCAACGTCGCCAGGATCGAGTCGATTAGCTGGTAGGTGCCGAATTCGGCCGCGCCGGAGCCATGGCGGCGGGCCTTCGACCCGCGGTAGTTGGATGCCGCGACGAACAGGTGGACCTCGAGTTCGCGGTCCAGGCTGCTCTCGGTGTGCCAACTCTCGTCGCCCTTGTCGATGTACACCCAGCATTGCGGACCGTCGAAGCCCTCTTCCTGGATCAGATCGGCGAGCTGGCCCTCGTAGGGCTCGATCGCCCGGAACGGGCCGCCGTTGGACACGTGGAGCTGGTCCTCGAGGCGATCCAGCAGGGCCTGCTCAAACGTAGTGAGGGTCGGAGCGGTCATGACCGTCGTCCCTCCGCCCAGTCCGCGAGGATCGACGCGAACGCGTCCATGTCCTCGCGCGTGGCCAGCAGGAAGGGCCGTGCCGGGATCTCAACGCGCTTGAGCAGCACGAAGATCGCCTTGGGATTACGGCGCCCCTTGGGCCGAAACATCACCACGCCCTTGTCTGGCGTCTTGAACAGCGTGAAGACCCCGCCCGGGTAGCGCCGGAAGAAGGCCCCCGCGCCGGCCTGGTACGGCCGACCTGGGAGCAGGGGGATCGACAGGAACCGGCGATGCCGCGGCTTGATCGCGTGCGATCCCTCGGCGCCGAGCTGGTGGGTCACGGCCGACTTGTGCCGCGAGCCGATGGTGACGGATCGCCGGGACGTCCTGGTGTGGATGCTGTTCTTGAGGCCGCCGCGGCCGGTGAGGTGGGACGCGGACCCATCACGCCGCTTCTTCCACCGCTCTGGGTACCCTCCAACGTCGAACCTGTGATAGGTCCGGTCCACCCACTCACCGCCGACGTCGTCCAGCGCAGCCCGTGGGTTCTCGATGCGCGAGAGCATCAGGCCCATCGCCTGACGCACCGCGGCATCGTCCACCCGGGCATGCACCGACAGCGTCGGCTCAGCCATCAGAAGCCCTTGAGCGTGTCCGTCGTGAACACTCGGTCTTCGGTGGTGCCGCTCCCGAGACGCTCGGTATTGCGGCCTGGTTCCGGCTGGTCACCGGTGGTCAGCTTGCCCTCGGCCAGCTGCTCGAGGTCGAGCTTGACTCGCTCGCGCGTCGTCTCGGCCCACTTGGGTGCGCCATTGCGACGCTCGGCCAAGTGGACCAGCGTCATGTCCACGGCCAGGTCGCGGATGAAGTCCGGCGTGGCCTCGAAGGGGACCGAGTAGTACGCGCCAGCGACAGCATCGATGCGAGCGGATGACTTGGCAATGGCCCGGCTGATGACCGCCACGACCTCCGGGTCGGAGATCGTCCCACTGCCGTCGTCACTGTCGTCGGCCAGCTGGAGGATCTCCACCTCCCGCACCTGCAGGAGGAGATCAGCGATGGTGCAGTAGGCGGTCACAGGTCACTCCGCCCGCCAGCGT